TCAGCGTTCGAATCATTCCGTTCTATGACGGCGTGAACGACGTGAGTACCTGGCGGTGCGACGTTCTCTACGGCCTCCAGACCATTGACCGCCGCTTGGCGGTTCGAACCTCCGGCGGCTAACCGCACACAAGGGGCGGCCTATGGGCCGTCCCTTTTCTTTTCATCAGGAGTTGAGCATGGCCGAATCCAATACCGTTCCGACGTGGGGCTATTCCAAGAAAGATGCCAAAATATTTAACCTCAAGGAAGGTGAAAGCCTGCCGAAGGGCTATTACGATAGCCCCGCTGCGATGGAAGACGCCGAGACCAAGCCGGACCAGAAGTCCGACAAGGCTTGATCCGTGTCAAAAACCCGCGCCGAACTCATCAATCAGTGCCTGACCAACCTTGGTGTCATCGCCGAGGGACAGTCGATCGACGCTGATCTGGTGCAGAAGATGGATACCATCGTCGATCCGGCAATAGCCGAGTTGGCCGAGCTTGATATCTACTATGTGCAGGATGCGGGCACACAGGGGCCGTCAGACGGCGCGATCGAGGATAGCGCGTTTCTGTCCGTCGCTTCCTACATCGCAAATGCAGCATGTGCTGCCTTCAATCTTCCGGCTGATCAGAAGCTGCAGGCGCTAGCAACGCTAGCAGAACAGAAGCTGCGCACCTTGGCCGCGCCGGCGCGGACGCTGCGAACCTTGCGCGTCGATCCGGCTGTCACTCATCGCCGCTGGATCTATCGGGGTGGCTTCTTTTGAAAAAGCCTATCCCGTTTCCGGTTCAGACCGCACCAGGTGCCAAATCGCAGGAGTCGGGCGGCCGGATCATCAACGGCTATGTCGATCAGCTTGGCGATCAGGCGCCGAACAAGACCATTATTCGCCGGGGGCCTGGGCTCTCGAATTTCGGCACATCGGCGCGCTCAGGCTATCGCGGCTCGATTGTCGTCAATGACGTGCTTTATGTGGCATTCAGCGGCAAGCTCGAGAAATGGAGTTCAGCCGGCGGCGCGTCGACCAACATCGGAAATCTGAACGGAACCAAGCGCGGCTTCTTCGCCGCCAACAATAACACGACGCCGGATAGGGTGTTTGTCGATCCCGATGGCAATATCGCGGTATTCACGGAATCGACTGTCACGAACTCCTATCCCGATGCTGATTTGCCGTCGGTCAATTCGGTCGATTTCCTCGACGGATATCTGGTGTTTACGACCGGCGACGGGCGCGCCTTCGCAACCGATCTGAACTCGACCTCGGTCAATTCGCTCTCGTTCGGCAAGGCTGAGGCCAAGCCGGACGGTCTAGTTCGGGTGGTCGCGTGGGGCGGCCGACTCCTGTTCATGGGCAACGAGACGATCGAGGTTTGGACGGATGCTGCTACCGTTCCGTTCCCCTTCGCGCGCAGCAATGTCATTCCGCGGGGTCTCGCTGGCCCTTACTGCGTCTCTGGCTATGAGGATGGTTTTTCGCGGGGCCCGATCTTCGTCGGAGACGATAATTGCGTATATGCCCTAGAAGGGTACACGCCGACCAAAGTATCAACGCCTGATCTGGATGGACTGATCGAGGCCATTACCGACAAGACGACGCTGGAAGCGACCAGCTATATGGCACGCGGGCATGCGTTCTGGCAGCTTTCATGCCCAGCGTGGACGTGGGTGCTCGATATCTCGACCTCGCAATGGTTCCAGCGAGACAGCTATTTGCAGAACCGCTCGCGTATCTCAGGCGCGATCAACGCCTATTCGATGTGGCTGACCGGCGATACGCAAACCGGAAATCTGCAGCAGATCCTGACCTCCGCGAATGATGAGGTTGGAAATCCGCTAAGACTTCGGATCGAGAGCGGCCCGGTGATGAATTTCCCCGGCGGGACTGTCGTTGGGCGCGCGGACTTCTATTTCGTCACCGGTGTCGGCATCGCAACAGGACGCGACCCAGATCAGACCGATCCTGACGTCGAGGTGAGCTGGTCGGATGACGGCGGATTGACATGGAGCAATCCGATCATTCGGAAGCTCGGCCGGCAGTCGGAATCGAAGCAGCTTATCTCGCTCGTGTCCTGTACGGGCCGTACATCGTGGCAGGGGCGCCGCTGGCGGCTTGATGTTTCATCGTCCGTCTATGCGGGCTTCTTGTTTGGCACCATGTCCGACGATCCTAGGGCGATCTGATGGCTAAATTTCGGATGCCACCCCCTGACGTGGTTGTGGTCGATCCCAAGACAGGACGGCTGACGCCGGACGGCTATGACCTGTTCAAGGGGCTTGAGCGGCTCGGCTTGATTGATTTGGCCGATGTCGATCCGACAGCGCCGACAAACGGACAAGTGCCAGTGTTTAATTCGACCACAGGCCTATGGAAGGCTGGAGCTAACTGATGGGCAATATTTTCACCGACCTGTTTTCATCCTCTGACGCCGAAAAAGCCGCGCAGGATGCAGCCCAAGGGTATAGGACTGGCGCAACAGACGCGAATGCCACGCTCGGCAGCGCGCAGACGAATGCGAATAATATCTACGGGCAGGCGTATGCTCCATTCGCTAGCCTCATCAGCTCGACTGGTGCAGGGTCTCAGGCCTATGCCGATGCCACGGGCGTCAATGGTGCGGCCGGTCTCGATCGAGCGAAAGCGATCTACCAGGCGGATCCTGGCTACAATGGGGGTCTCACGACCGGCATCGATCAGGTGATGCGGACGAATGCGGCGGCTGGCAATCTGGGTGGCGGCAACAACACCGCAGATGAAATCAAGTTCGCCAGCGATTACGATAATCAAAAATATTCGAACTATGTGAACTCGCTCGCGCCTTATCTCGGCGCCAATCAAGGCGCGGTGGCTGGCGGTGCTGGCGTTCTGGGTAGTAACGCCACGACCGATACGGCTTTGGCCGGGCAAGAGGCGCAGAACACTTACAATGCGGACGTCGGCGCCGGAAATGCCACGGCTCAGGGCGATCTCGCTCCCTATCAGGCATCGTCGAACTTCTGGAGCGCGCTGACCGGACTTGGCAACATGGCGCTAAAGGCTACTGGCGTCGGCGGCTATGCGCCTTCAGCCGCAAAGGCCGCTTAAATGGTCGACATCGCGATCCCCCAAGTCAACTTCTATTCGATGTTGTCGGGTCTGGGTGATACCATTCAGGCCAACCGGGTTGCGCAGGCGAAGAAGGATGCTTTTGCCGCGGCCACCACGCCGGGCCCTGATGGCAAGATCGATTACGGAAAAGCTATTCTCGGGTTGGCCCAAGTCGACCCGCAGGCCGCGGCTATCATCGCCCAGCGCCAGAACCACGAAGACACCTTGCACCAGCAGGCGATCGAGAACGCGCGCGCCGCGGCGAATGACGCATTCAACCACACTTACCAGAACTCGATGCTTTCGATCTCGAAAGCTCGATTGGCGAACGAACTCGATCCCACGCCGGACAATTTCGTCAAAGATCCCTCGGCACCCGGCGGCTATCGTGCGATTGGTCCGGCTGATCCGAACTATATCGCCAGCGTAGCGGCAGCGAAGGCGGCGGCTGTTCCCGCCAAGCCTGTGCCGATCGAGACGCTTGGCGGCACTAAATTCCTCGTGCGCTCGCCCAATTCCCCGAACGGCTATAGCGTGGTTGACCCCCAAGCGCTTCCGCAGTCCGGCCAGCCTCAACAGCCCGTAGCGGCACCAAACGGCCCCCCAGCCGCGCCACCGACTCCTACAGCGCCTCCCGCATCGGCAACGCCTCTGGCTGCGGCATCACCGGCAGGCCAGCCCACGACCTTCGCTGACCGTTTCAGCGGCGCATTCCCGCAAACGGCCAGCGCGGATCCGAATGCGCCGGTTACGCCGGTTGCCGCCGCTCCAAACCAGCCGCAAAATGCCGCGCCGCCGGCTCAAGCGTCGGATTTGAATGCTATCGATCCGAACACTGGTCGGCGGGAAGCATGGCTTGCGGCGCAACCGCCAGACGTTCAAGCCTATATCAAGAAAATAGCAGATTACCAGCTTGACCCGAGGACGACTTCGATCACGAAGGGTCATCGGGAACAGGTTATGACGGCGGTAGCTCGATACGATCCGTCCTACGATCAGAACACGTTTTCTTCGCGAGCGAAGGCAATTAAGGATTTCTCGACGGGGCCGCAGGGCAACGCGATCAGATCGTTCGACGTGGCGACAGATCACCTGGAAACCCTGAAAAAATACGTGCTGGCGCTGAACAGCGGAAACATTCCTGCGATCAATGCGATCCGAAACAGATATTTGCAGGAAACGGGATCAGACCTTCCCACAAATGTTCAGGCTGTCGGGCCGATTGTTGGCGCTGAAGTTTCGAAGGCTATCATCGGATCGAACAACGCGCTTGCAGATCGTGAGGAACTGAGAAAGCCACTCCTCGGCAAAGGTGCGCCTGATCAGATTTTGGGATCGATCAAGGGTTATCAGGAACTTATGACCGGCCAGCTTAGGGGACTCAAAAAGCAATATGAGGACACGACTGGCAAGAAGGACTTCAACAGTCGCATCCGCGACACCACGCGCGCCATTTTGCTTGGGAACGAAGGTGGTTCTGCCTCCCTGCCGAATGTGACGTCAAACGGCACCAGATGGGGCCTCCAGTAAATGCCCACGCTGAACATCGAGGGCCGCAGCGTTCAGGTCGATGATAGCTTCCTCAAGCTATCGCCTGACCAACAGAATGCGACCGTCGACGAGATCGCCAAGTCCTTTGCGCCGCAACCGAAGCTTTCGGACGCCGTGACCGACATCCCGAACGAAGTCGGAAAGGCTGCAAGCGAGGCGATCGACAATATCGCCGCCGTCAAGAACCGGGCAGAGCAGGGACCGATTGAGGGATTGCTGACCACGGGAAAGGCCGTGATGGCTGTCCCGCAGTTGCTAAGCTCACCTGTGACGGGCGCTGTAAGATCCGTGGGCGGCCATCTCTTGGCGTCTGGCGAGCGCTTCGTTGGCGAAAACATCGTCAATCCCGTGCTCGAGCGTTTGGGCTACGCGCCGCAGCATCCTGACGCAGGCAAGATGTACGAGACTGCCAAGGGTGACGTCGACACGGCCTTGTCCGCGCTCGAATCCCGTGGCGCGCCGCCGGTTCGTCCGGTTGTTGTCGCGCCGGCTGGTCCTGGCCAAGAGGTTGTAACGGCCGCTGACCGTCTGTCGAATGTGGCTGGTCCCGTTGCCGTTCCCCAGGCCATCGCAAGCGATAACACGGCGGTTCAGCGCATCGGCCAAGGGCTGCGGAATATCCCGGTCGTGGGCGATGCGATCCCGAAAGCAACGCAGACGCTGGTCGACAATCTCGGAGATGCCACGCGGTCTGTTGCTGATCAGTACGGCTCCGGGAGCGGTCCCAACGTCGCCAACCGGATCAGCAACAATCTGTCGTCTGCCGCGGAGGCCGAAAGGAACACCGCTCAAAGTGCTGCCGCGCGCTCCGATGCTGCAGTTCAAGCAGCTCACGAAAACGCGGTGCGCGCGGCAAACCAGCAATTGGACAATACCGACGCTGGCGCGCTTCAGCAGGCTCGGCAGGCCGTGGGCGATATGTCGCCCCAGGATATGGGGCAGGCTCTTATCCAGCGGCTGCGCACCGGAGAACAGGCCGCAGAGGCCAACAAAAACGCGCTCTATGAGCGCGCCGGCAATATGGATGCCTCGATCCATGCAGGCGAGATCCGCAACGTTCGGTCGACCGTCGCGCAAGGTTTGGACGATGCTGGGACTGTCGTCGACAAGGATTTGACGCCGGCTGCTAGCAAGATGATGGATGAGCTGCAGCGGCTGTCCGATCTACAGATTCCGAATAAGGCGGTCGGATCTCGATTACCGGCGAGCGGAGCAGAACAACCGGCTGCTGTTAGCGTTCAAGGCATCGAGCAGGCCCGCAAGCGTTTGAGCTTTTTCCGGTCTGCGGCTTCAAATGATGCCGATCGGCGCGCGGCCACACAGATCATGCGGCAATTCGACGACTGGCAGTCGAACGCCTTCGAAAATGCCTTGTTTAGCGGCGGCGATGAGGCTCTTAACGCCTTTCGTCAGGCCAGGTCGGCAAATGCAAGCTGGCGCCAGCGTTTTTTCAACGATGAGGACGACGCCGGAAAGTTTGTTCAGCGGATCGTCACCGGCGAAGTCACGCCGCAAGAGGCGGCAAACTACATCGTCGGCGCCGGCAAGGTGGGCGCTAAGGGCGTCTCCTCGCGCCTCCTGACCCGAATTGCCCAGGCCACGAACAACGATCCAGAGGCCATGCAGGCCATTCGTGGAGGCGTCTGGAACAGGCTGTCGCAAGCGACCGAAGGGACGAACGCCAAGCCAGCCGCAAAGGTAGCGAGCGATATCGGCGAATTCCTGAACGGATCCGGCCGCGATGTGGCCCAGCGGCTGTTCACGCCGGAACAGCAGGGCATCATGCGAGCCTATGCCGACACGCTCCGGCAGACCGCGGCTGCTCGTGAGCACGTTGCCGAGGTCGCCGCCAATACCAAGCCGAGTTCGATGGATGTCGGCATTGGGCCGATGCAGCAGCTTGCAACCGACGTGCTGGGGCGCGGCGGCAAGACGGACGAAGCGCTGTTCAATGCGA